AGATGTTGTTGTCGTTGACAACAGCTTCCCATGAGAAACGTACTCTCTGTCCAGCCTTCTTAACTGCGAAGTCGGACTCAGTTACTGAGAACCAACCAGCAGTTGGGTACTCGTCGTACTCGCCAACAGTAGGCAAAGAACCTTCACGGAACTTGTCACCCTGGTTGTCCATACCGTCATCTTCGTAACGAAGGTTTAAGTACTCCTGCTTGCGGAAGTCATCTACAACGATACGAGTTGCGAACTGGTCCCAGATCTTTGGAAGCTCCTGGTAGTTCTCAAATAGAATCTTGTTGATTACTGGTGCAAGCTGAACTGGTAGGTCGCTAGTTGCGATACCTTCTTGTAGCTTGATTCTGTCATTGCGGTCTCCGCGTAGCGCACCTTCAAGAAGTTTCGCCGCCTCAACCTGACGTGGGGTAATGTTTTCAGTCATTTTACCTATCCTTAGTTCTGAGCTAGACGGACAACAACAGTTGTAGTCAAGACCTTGATAACGTGTCCAATTAGCTTTGCGCTAGTTGAGGACTCCTGGGCTTCTGGGATAACACCAGTTGTTCCGTTAGCAACTCCATAAGCCTTCTGGCCTACGTCGAATGTGTCACCGGACTTAAACAGTATTTCCATTGCACCGTCGAGCTTTAGGGTGGAGTACTTTAGTCCGTCCTCACCAGTTACTGCGGTGTTCTGTGCTAGACCAACAACGTCTCCGATTTTAACAAGGTTGCCTTTTACGACAGCGGTGTTAACGGCGAAAACTAGTTCGTTAGCGTCTTTGTAAATCTCATTAAGAGCCATTTACTTTTCCTTACTTTCTTGCGCCGGCGATGCGGCTGGTGATTGCAGCAAACTCATCCGATAGGGATGAAGCCTTACCTGCTTCGTGGACAACTCCAACAAACTCAGGTGATGTTGCAACGATTGACTCACGGATAGATTCGGCGTAAGCCTTCTCTCCATCAATCAACTCGTCAAGAGTCTTAGTGTTGGTTTCTGACTTCAGACCTTCAGAGACACGCATTAGCGCAATCTTTGGTAGACCTGACTCGTTGAATTTCTCAGCAACTTCAACTGGATCAAGAGATGGAACCTCTTCAAGCTCAGTTTCAGTTTCAGCAGGAGTAGCTGATTCTACGAGAACAGATACTGACTCACGTAGTGGGCTGATTGCCTCAACGAAGGCTTCTTTAAGGTCAGCTACTGCTGCCTCAAGTTCTTCCTTGGTAATAGACATTTTATTTCCTTCCATTGCAGATTCCGCAACCAAGTTGGTTACAGTACCTTCTGATTTGTAGCTTTCTAACAGGCTAATAAATTTACCGCCAGCTCCTGCCACTGTGACCACATCAACGCTCGTAAGTGGATCTGCCACTAACGATTCAATGATCGGACCTTCTCGCCCTTCGGCTTCACCAAGTGTGGCTTCGCCTAGTGCGTGAATTGATAAACCCACATCTCCGGCCATCTCTTTAATGATGGGCGCATAGTGTGAGTAAAACTCTACTTCAGCAAAAAGACCATCTTCCATGAAGATAGCATCGCTAATTAATTTTCCAGCAAGCTGGTGCACATCTCTTTCAGGACGATCGTTGTCTTCTGATGCAGATGGGTGATTCATAAAAACTTTTGTGCCAGCAGCAAATACAGATGGGCCATATTCTTTTAACATATCTGAGCCGTAGTAGCCCGAGGAGCCCCAACCGGATTGAATAACCTTAATGCGCCACTTGTTACCGGAAGACTGAGGGGCCGAAAGGGCCAGATCTTCTCTAAGTTTTACGGACATAAACGCTCCAGGGTATTTAATATTCTATATGCAATCATACCACATTTAGTTATCCATGTCCCTTAGTTCATTAGAGTTATCCTGCATGGAACCAACGTTACCCGAGTTACCCTGAGACGGAACATTAGAGTTAGAATTATCAGAATTTAAGTCATCGGGAACTTGTGACCTCATTGCTGTTACGTCAAGTTCATCTAGCACTGCAGTTCTGTATTCGTCTGACCAAATTGCGTTTGTTTCTTTGGCTAGTGCCAAAGACTGTAGTTGTCTGTAGCTAGACTCATTTTCCATCTTAGGCCACTTAATTTCAGCCTTCTTCTCACCAAAGAAGGACAATACTCTTTTTAAGTAGTTCTCCCAAAGCTTCTGCCTTGACTGCATTGCCTTTGTGGTTGGCATGTCCAGCGTTTGTGCAACACCGTAAGCACCAGAAGTTCCTGGGTCGGAAAGTAGCGCAATCACAGAGACCTCAAGTGCTGAGGCCACCATGGCGGCTAAAGGTTTACCGTTACCCAGATCGACTGAGTTACTTGTTCTTGGTAGAGCAGAAAGCTCCATGTCAGCGCCAAGGATAGCGGTAGATCCTGCAGTAGACGGGGTGGCTATGGTAGCGGCAGCGCTAGTAGCACCTGTCTTGCTTTTGCTCTTTAATTGCCATGCAAACATGGACAATGACTTTAAAATTCTAGAACCATCTTTTAGATACTCGTTGTAAGCATAGGCCCAAGGGTAAGCTGAGAAACAATCTGGAACTCCCCAAACGTTTCCAGCCCTTTTGTTGACCATAAACGGGAACACTGTTTTACTGTAGTTAACTTTTTGACCTTGAATGGTTCTGGTTGATCTTGGTCCGGTGTAAGTGTCTATTGGATACCACTCGTGTATCTCTAATGCATTTCCGTCAATATTTTTTCTTGACCAGCTTCTGCGAATAAAGTAAATAGTCTCTGAGTCATCTGGGTCAGTAACCCAACCACTAATTTCGTTAAATGGAATTCTTTGAAGCCTCTTGCTTGAGTTGTCTCCAAGTATAAACATCTGACCCGAGGTAAAGTTTGAACGCTCATTAATTACCATAGCCTCTGCTGAAAACAGTGCAGCCTGGTTTTGTGGGTCATCAATAAGGTTTCTAATCCTTTGAGATGATACATTGCTAAACTCAAGCCCTCTACCAAATATGTAGCTAGTTCTTAGACCCAAGCCACGCTTTAGTAGCGGGTTGCCATCTGTTCTTTCTATAAGAGCCCTAGATAGAAGATGTAGTTGAGTAAGAGTAAATGCGTCTGTGTTGTTGAATTGGATGCCTAGCTGAGTCCAGCCTTCGTCTTCTATGTTTAACATAGATGCAGCCATCTGTGAATAAGACTCCTGGAGAGCCTGCTGATCGGTAAAAAAATCGTCTAAATTTGCCAAAATATCTCCAAAAATTATTTAAAAACTATTAATAGTCTACCATGACCATTCAGAATAGAATGGAAACTTATGATCCATCTCATTTGCATCCATGTAAAGCCTGTCTCCAGGCTTTGAGTTTGCATAAGGTGAGTTCATTAGCTGAGACAAATCAAGACACGCATACATTGCCGCATCCAGTCTGTCAGGTGATTTCATACCACGAGAACGCATATCATCTTTAGATTCAATCTGAATAGAACCCTTTGTTGAGAACTTGTACTTAATCGACATCATCTCATCTATAAGGCCAGCGTCATTCATTTCTAGGTCAATGTTGCCAATGATCATCTTCTCCCGCATTGTGTCATAACCCGCCGCCCTAGCGTTAAGCCAGCGTGTGTTATCAGGACTAGCGGCAGAGCCAACAATACTAATAACCACATACTTATCGCCGCACATACCAGCCAACATATCCACAATAGGAGCACCAAGACCCGTACCATCAACTCTCACCTCTTTTGCATTAAGGGCAATTGCTGCCTCGTGAATTCTGTTTGCAGACTCAACTGCGTTTGATTTATTCCATGTTGCAAAGTGCCTTAGTCGGCCACCGCTATTTGTGTAGATAACAGAGTCGTCATCACCAAATCGAGCAACGTCAACCCCGAGTACTACCGGAATCTCCGTGTCCTCTGGAATCTCGCAGTCTATGGACTTGTCGATAGCCACTTGGCTAAAGAAGGTGGTGTCATCTTCTTCCGGGAAGTCCCCAAGGATTTTGGACTTGTATCTGGCGGAATCCTCACCCCAAGCAATCTTTTGTCTTTCTACCCAGCTAGGCTGAATCAAAAGTGGCTTTAGGGCCTCTGGTATCTCTTCGCCGGTAAAGTTAGGAGTGTCAAAGGCTGAGATGCTGATTTTGTTCCAAGTCTTGTCTTCTCTAAAGATTCTGTGGAATTCGGTTCCTCTACGGTCTGGGTTACCAATTGCAAGCACTCTTGAGTCAGCGGTAGTAGTAACGGCCTCTGCAGCGGTGTACAGGTCAGTTGGGATACCACCTGCCTCATCTAGTACTACAAAAACAAATCTTCTGTGGATACCCTGGAAGGCGGAAACGATGTCGGTGTCAGCAGGTCTTCTACCAAACCCAATTAGCGTTCCGTACTCATCATGGAGCTTCCACTCCTCTGACTGGTTGATGTGCCCCGGCATTGCAAAGCCACGTTCGGCTGCAACCTTGTGATTATCCTTAAGCTCCCTAAAAAGAACTCGAGCAATCTGTGGATAGGTCGGTGCGGAACAAATTAGCGCAACCTCGTAAGGATCGTGAACTGCAATCCACCAAGTTCCCAAGATACCTGCGATAGCACTCTTACCGGCTCCGTTGCAGCTGACTACAGCCGTGTGAGTGTTGTCAACTAGTGATCTGGCAATTTCTGCCTGCTTACTCCACATGTGCTTACCCAACACGTCATGGGCCCATGCAACCGGGTCGTTAAGGTAGATAGATGTTTTAGAGCGTTTGCGTAAATCTGCAACTACTCCGTCAATAACTGAGTCTATAATTTTGCGTCCTTATCTGTGTCTCTATTGAGACTTTCTTTTGCGAGCGCCAAACCCTCGCCAACTAGAGCATCAAGTTCATCTCTGTCAACTTCTGGGTATCTTACGTTAAGTTCTTTCTTTGCAAAGTCAAGTGCAGCATCCATTGCCCTAAGTAGCACACTCTGCTGGTATAGCGAAAGTTTAAGTACCTCTTGGTCTAACACGGTCTTTTGAGAGTCAAGTCTTTTACCAATTAGCTCTAGGGTCTTTAGTAGTAGTCGTGCTGAGTCTGGGTCCTGCATCTGTACAGCATTTTGGCTAAGCGAGTCTTTTAGCTCGTTTAGTTGGTAAAGTAGCAATTGTCTTTGCTCTACCTCTGTCCAAACGTCACGACGGCTCATTAGCCTCTTGACGTGGGCAACGGCCTCAATAGCCGGGATTCCGGTTTTGCGCTCGATGTCCTCACCAGACTTGCCTGATGCGGCTAGCCTGATCAGAGTCTCATCTAGTAGCGATAGCTCTCTGCTCATTTAAAGTCCGTTTACTCGCTTGAGTTCGTCGCCTTGCTTGTCCACTTTGTCATGTAAATCCTGCACAGCTAGGAAGACGCTATAGAGCATATCTGCCAGCTTCTCCATGTCTACGGAGTCTGGTTTCTTCTCTTCTTCTTCGGGTAGATCGGATATAGATCTCGCCATTTCAAAACCTCCAAAAGCATTGTGGAAAATTTTTCCTTAGTACTATTCTATCAGGTAATGTAATCTGCTTGATTTCTTTGAAAGACCTTGGGATACGAGCGTGGAGGGAGACCACTACCACGGACAACTGTTTGGCTAATAAAAAGAGTTCTTTCAGGGGGATAAGGCGACAGAAAAAAACCCGTAAGCCGTTGGGGGAACGACTTACGGGCTGGCTTTTTACTTGTCGAAAGTGACTATGAAGTTTTGGACTCCGTAATCCTTCCCGTTGTTCTGCTGACCGACTCTGGCTTTGACTGTTTTGCCAACTAGTGAGTCGATGTCTAACTCATCACCTTTGTGATTTATCGCATTCAAGAAAGCTACTGTGCTCATTCTGAACCAGTCTTTCTCATTCTTTGGTGCGCTGGCTGGTAGTGCCCACATTGGCAACTGCTTCCAGACCCAGATGTTCTTATCGGTCGCTAGACCGATGTTGAGGGCTTTCTTACCCTCATTCTTACCTGACTTTACTATGACACTTCTAACCTCTTGAACTGTCATTTCATATTGACCTGCGTCTAACAACAGGCTTGTTGCTGACTCTGATACATTCATCTTTGGTAGTTTGATTGTGGTCATGTTTCTATTCTCCTTATTATTTGTATTATCGAAGAAATCCCGACGACTCCTTCGCTTGCCGAAGGAGGAGGGATTTCGTCCCGCAACCTTCCACAAATCTATTTACTTTCTTCTTTTACTTTGATAACTACTAAGCTACCTGCTACTGCCAAGCAGGCGAAGCCTGCGAGCTGATACAGCGTACCTAGCAACGAATACAAGTCGTAACTTTCTTTTGTATTCGGGTATACTTGTGGGTTGTCTAGCACAAACTGTAGGTTATATATGGTCTCGTTTGCCATTAGCAAACTAAATAACCCTAGTAATGTGAGTGTGATAATGTACCTCATTACTTCCACCCTTTCCCGATTGGCATCTTTGGACTTGCTACCCACAGGAACTTACTCTGTGACATGTAGGTTGTCATCTCGCCTATTCTTGCGACGATGAAGTCTTTACCGATGTCATCTACTGTCCATATCTTATCTGTACTAATTTCTCTTACTAGATCTCCTATGTACACACAGAACATATTACAATCTAGAATGCTTGGTTCGTAGTCTAACTCTATGCTGTCCATACTGCTTACCTTCCTATCTGTTATGTAAGAAATCACGACGACTCCTTCACGAAGTGAGGGAGGAGTGATTTCGCTTTACTTCTACCGCCCACCTACGTCTCTTCCTCTAACGTTCGTCAAAGGATAGGAAACATAGGTGGACGGCTTATATAAGGAGCTTTAGCTATTAGCGAAAACCCGGGGATTAAAACACAGTTGGGTCAAATCCCTCTTCGAATATCTCTACTGTTGCGTCTGCCTCATTATTTGGTAAATAGCGAACATACACTGTCCATAGCTTTTTATCCGGGTGATCTACCCTGTGTGAGTTGCCACCTGTAATCTTGACTTCTATGTCTGCGTATATTTCTGTGATGCGATATGCTTGAGCACTGTGATTAACTTGCTCTGGGAACTGTGCCCATTTATTTGGATGCTTATATAGCTCTTCAATAAATGGTGCCCAGTTATGGCTCATCTCCCTGCCACGAAGACTAACCCTGGCTATCTCATCGTCACTAATGAATTTGAGTTTCATTATATTCCTCTTTCTTCAATCGTTCCGAATGTTCTTTCGCCCCTGGCAAACAAATCTTCCCAGGTTATTTGTCCTTCATCGAAGAGTTTGATATTGTTCATCATTTCATCATCTTCTTCTATTTCTGATTCGTCAACTTCTAACTCAATGGATAGCCAGTAGACAGTTTGATTGTATTCTTCGTATTCCATTTCTTCCATAATAACTATTACCTTTCTAATAATGTTATATATTGAAATAACTAACCCCCACAAGGCATCATATTTTCCAAAAAGTTTGCGTATGATGCGCTCGCGGTGGTCATTTTAGCTACTGGTGAGCTACTGGTACTCCTGTTAAGTGTGAATACACCTTAACTTTAGCTACATCTGACTTACTACCTGGAATCAAAAGCCCTGGATTCTCGTTTTTGACTGTAAAGTTATACTTAGCGTATATTTTGATTACATCATCTAACGACTCGCACTTCTTGAAGTCACCAAACGTTGCACCACGCTTTGCAATCTCTACTAAGCCTCTAACTAACCAAGCCCACACTGAGATACGTTTGCCATTTAGATTACAGTTTTGCTGTCTAAACTCAATCGTGCCTCTTGAACTATTAATTAGATTACTTACGTTTACCACTAATGGCTTTTGCGGTCTAAGAACTGGATTGCTCTTACGTAAAGCATTACTGATATCATCTATTTTTAACGGCATTGCATATTGATTATCTAATCTACCTGCAATTGGTGTAAACACAATGTTATACAACCAGTGATATATAGCCATTACTTGACCTACTTGGTTAGTAGTCAAATCTTGAGCATATACGTGAATGTGTGTACCTGCTGAAGAATTGATTTCTGCATCTTCTGCAACTAAATCATCACATAATTTAATCATTCCTGCGTGTAACACTCTTTGAATCCCTCCGGTGCTGCGATATTCTGCCATATCTGCACCTGAACACTCATCGTTTCCACAATGATCTGGATCATCACTACCATACTCACAGTTATCACAGTTACACTCATGATACGCACAATCATTGCAATCGCACTCGCAATCTGAATTACTCTCACTTCTTAGTGAACCATCTGTACCTTTTTCTACACCATAAGGTGCTTCTATACCCTTGGCGTCTGGAACTTCAATCTCGAAGCCCCACGTTCTACAAGATAGACCATTTTGAATCTCGTCGAACAATTTGATAGCAGCCTCTCTAACTGCTGCTTTCTCAAAGTGTTCTATTGTTGGTCTACCTTCGAATATTGCGTGTAAACCAGTCACTCTATCTTTTGTAACAAACTGACTTAGCTTACTCATTTTCTCTGTATAACTTCTTATAGCTTGTGTATATGAGTGCTGGTGAATCTTTGCACTACTTAAAGCTTCTAGTGCTTTCCAGATACCACAACCTCTAAGGTTATTTTTGAAGCCAGCATAATGAGTTGATATTGTTGCATAACGCCATCTTTCTACATTTATAGCCTCACAGTTACTTGTTGTTGCCATCGGGAACTCGTGCAAGTTACCTGATGGTGTGTCTAGCATATTTTTGATCTCATATACAAACGCAGACCAAACTATGTAATCTAGTCTGTTACGTTTTAGCCATTCAATTGCAGTTTTAGCTTGTTCTGCTGTTGGTGCATACATATAATCCGACTTTACTGCTTTTGGCATCTCTGGGTTAATATGCCAGTGATTCCAATGTAGATTATCTGACTCTGGTCTATATCTTGACCAGTTCATACTGGTTAAGATATTTTCTAATCTTGACTCTCCCATAGTCGAGATTCCTACTTCTCCATTTAGTGATTCTATGCTATTCTCAGGATTTTCAACAAACTCTACTAAGTCTGTCATCGCCTGTTTAGCTCTATCTCTCACGTGGTTAACAAATAACATAACACGTATTACCTTTCTTATTATTAATCTAAATTGCAGAATGAATAATGGGATCCACATTCTTCTACTATCATTACTGGAACAACTACTAGCAATATATATAAACCTACTAGTGCTGTTATGATTATTATCTTTTTTTTTAGTAAATTATTGTCGTTATTACCTACTTTCTA